CAGCCCCCATTTCCGTCAAGCTCTCCATTTGCCCTAAAGCCAGGCCGCTGGCGCGCGAGACGTTTCCGATTGCCCTTCGTCCCATCGGCGCCGCCCAAGTCCAATCCGCCGGCAGGACCGCGTGATCCAGCCACCGCTGCGAACGCAACGGCGAGGCTGGTACCCGTTTCAGACCCGGTTTGCGCCAAAACACTGGGCACGGAGCAACCGATCGATACGTCGCCCGGCCAATTCCCGCCGCATATCTCTGGATCTCTTGCAATCGGCCACCCGCGCCGCCGAGCCGCGGCAACCGGACGACGTCCTTCGCGCCAACCCTAGATCTCATTCCATCGGAGGCGCCGCCAATCAAAATGTAAACCCTCCAAACTTCCAAAGGTCACAACGTAAGCCATCCGTTCAGCTTCATCGAAGCCAAAGGCCATATCGTACGGCACCCCGCACTTCACCAAATACAGGCAATCAATCAGCCCAGGGTGCCGGCTCAGTTTCCCGCCTGCGCCACCACGCTTTCCAGCTTCGGCGGCGAAATCGCCGCGGCGACCGCGGCCGCCCCATCCTCTCCCAACCGCTCGAGCGACGCCTCAACCCCCGCCTCGCCATGGGGAAACGGCAACGGCACGCCGTCGAGCACGGCAACCGAGGCCGCAATCATCGCCAGTCCCATATAAGCCTCGTTCACCGAAAGTTCCGGGCCCAAGGCTTTGTACAGGCGCAACGTCTCCAGCACGCCCACCCGCCGCAGCGTCAGCGTCCGTCCAGCCTTATCCGTGATCACCCTATCCATCACACGCTCATCCGGCTGGACGCGTAAAAGTCAAGCCGCTGCGCCACCGGCGCATCACCGCGATACGCGCCCGCCGAAGTCAGCTTGAACACGGCTCCGCTGAACTGGTAGGTCGATGTCGAGCCATCCGGCTCATTCACATACTGGTACAGCGTACCAGCGGAAATCGACTGACCATTAAAATAGGCCTGTTCGATTGCGGCAATAAAATCATCCGCCACCGGCGATCCACGGTCCAGAGTAAACGTACCGCTCCATCCCCTCGGCAATTCCGCGCCCAGTTGTGACCCGTCCAGGCAATCCACCCGCACGGACTGCGTCACCTGGTGCGCCTCAAATCCCGTCACATAGGAAAGATCGACGCGCCCGAACGGCCCCATCACAACCAGCTGGCAATCGCTGCCAACCGAAAACGTATTAAACGGCATCAGAAACTCCTTCTCATCAAATGCTCGGCGTCGTCTGTCTGGTCACCTGCACGGTCTGCCCGCCTTGCACATTCACGATGAATTTCTCGTTGATCGCCTGATACTGCACCTGCACGTCCGCCTGCACATAGCCCAATCCGGTACGGCTCGCCGGGTTGTTGGTGGTATCGCAAACCACCGCGAATGGCAGCGAGCCATCGGTACTCCCCAGCAGCCCCTGCCCCAGCAGCCCGTTCAGGAACGCCATCAGCGTCGCGCGAATATTTTGAAACAGCGTGCTGTTCACCAATTGCCCCACATACGCGCCCATTCCGGCGGACAGGGTGCTGGCGATATAATTCGTCAGCCGCGTATAATTATCCCCATCCGTCGCCGCGTTCGACGAAGAATTATGACCGCCCCGCACGCCCCAGAACGCCCCACCCGGCTGCGGATTGGCAATCACGTCAATCCCGGCGGAAAGCAGCGCCGTGAGATCAGCCGTCGCGTAGGTCGTCACCGTGCTGCCGCCCGGCTGCCCGGATTTTTGCGAGCCGATCACGCCATAAAGCGGCTTGTTCAAGGGCGATTGTTCCGGCGATAAATTCGCCAACCGCCCGGCCACAAACCCCTGCGGAGACACCAGCCTGGTCAAGGCATTGGCCTGATCGTACCAATAAATCCAATCGCCAAACATCATTTTGGCCGCATAACTATCAATGCCGGCCTCCGCCTTCACGGTAACCGCGTTTGCAATGTTATCGCCCGCCGGCCCCGTCAAAATCATATAAACGGCCTCGGAGAGGCCAAACGCCACCTGCGTGCTCCACTGCGTGGAGTCATCGGTATCGGCCAGCACCGCAAGCGCACAGCCCTGTCCGCGCAGCGCGTACATGCCCTGCCGCGGCAACGTGTCGCTGCCAACCAGAGTCGCCGCGGTCACCGTGCCGGCGCCATCTGTGCCCGGCGTCCCGGCGGTGAACGGATAGCTCTGCGCCACCGCCACCGCGCCGGAGCCCGAGGTGGAAGCCACAACAAGCTGCGACGGCCCGCGCAGCGCGCCATTCCCGGCATTCACCGCCTCGGCCAGGTTGCTCCAAAAAGCCGTGCCGCTACCCACAATGTTATTGAAAATCTCCGGGCTCTGCCCCGGCAGTGCAACGGTCAAACTCCAGGAATTCGCCGCCGAGCCAGGCGCCAGCGTCAGGGTCAGCAAATTCCCCAGGCTGCCGGTATAGAGCGCGGTAAACGTGATAGCGCCAAGCACGGAAACCGAAGCGGCGCTATCGGTGCCATCCGTCACGCGCACACAGAGGAAATTCGCCGCGCCCTGCTGCACGGCGGTCGCCACCTGCGTGCCCATGTCGTATTTGCGCGCCATCACCGGCCCAAACGCCGCGGCATATCCGCTCATGCTGCCAATAATAGTCGGCTCCCCTACCGGACCCCAGCTCGCCGTGCCCACTACGCCAAGCGTATCGGTCGGCACACCATTCAGCAAAAGGCTCTGCGGTGCCACGATCTGCACATAAAGGTCCGGCACGATCAACGCCGTCGTATTCAGCGCCCCTTCGGCAAAAATCGGCATCAGCTTACTCCTTTCCCGCGCGGACGCGCACAACAAAACCCGCCTGCGGCCCGGCCAAGATCTTTTGCACCGCCGCCGCGTCCTTGATCACATCCCCGCGCCTAAAACCCTCAAAAGGCTTCAGCACCACCAACTGATACATTTCAGGAATCCCTCTATCCGTTCAGCGTTTCCACAAAACCGCCATTCGCGTAAACATTCGTCATGCCGAACAGCATCGCCGGCTCAATCTGCGCCAGCGTGGTCGGGTACTCGGCGCTGTACCTCAGCGTCCGCTTATAAAGCGCGGCATCCGCCGCCCCATCGTCGGCGTCGCTTCCCACAAATATCAGCCGCGCGGTCGATCCATCCGCCAAGGCAATGAACTGCGACGCCGCCAAAGCATCATCGATGACGGGCGCAACGGCATCCCGCACCAGCGGCGCCGGACACCACACCGTTATCTCAAAAACCTGCGTTTGCCGCTTGATCTCCTGCAGCGCGTTCGCGCCATTCACAACCCGCGCGGCAAATTTTTCCGCATTCGGCAAGGTCACGTTCGAACCGGCATACTGCACCAGCCATCCGGCCTGCCGCAAAGCCGCAGTCAGATTGCTAGCGACGGTCGGCGGCGAGTCATTGGCCTGCACGGCGTAAGGAAACGCCAGGTCATTCACAACCAGACCCGCCAACTGCCCCAGCGCGCAAACGCCTGCAAATGTCGCGCTGTTGCCAGCAACGGTCACATTCAAACTTGCCGGCACCGCGCCGACAACCTGCCATTTGCGCGCAAACCGCGTCACGTTTTTCACAACACCGCTGGCATTCACCGTCACGTGCAATACGCCGGCCGCCAAATCCGCGCCCAGCGTCGGCGAGGTTGGCAATCCCCGGTAAACCCGGCACGTGCAGCCCACCGCACTCGGCGCCGCCGTCCCCTTCGGGTAAAGCGCATTCGCCACGATCGCGGCCAGCGCCGTCTCCACATCCGCCTGGTCAGCCATCAGGTCACCGCCTGATTCATCGAGAGCCGCCAAACCCCGTTCACCGCCTCCACCGCGTTCACCACGTACTGCGCGCCGGAAGCATCGGTCAGAAGATCAGCGACCGCCGGTGACACGCACGGCAGCGACGGCAACAGCGCCACAAACCCCGGCACCTTCGTATCATCCGCCAGCCCGGCATGCGTCCTGTCCACCGTCCCGCCGCCCACCAGCACGCTGGCTGGAAACCCCGTCACTAACGCCGTGTTCGTACCTGGCAGCACCGCGCCGTAAGGGTTTATGCCGGCCAATACCGGCGCCGCAGGCCGCCACAGATTGATCTCGGTATTCGTCATCACCACCAGCATCGGCTTCGGCGGCTCAATCGCCGCCACGAATGCCGTGCCCTCGGGCCCCGCCAGGTAGTCACCGACCTGCAAATAGCTCCAATCCGCCCAGGCCTGTCTGAACGGCACGCCAAACCCGCTCGGCGCCGCCACGCCGCCGCCCGGCAGCACGTAAGCCACGCACAGCCGCAAGAATCGGTTGCTCAAATCAATCGGCGTCTGCGGCCCGTTCGGCCGGTAGGCGTCGTGCAAAAACCCCGCGCGCCTGGCCGCGCACCCGGCCCCATAGGCCAGGCGGTCCGCCAACTTCACCCCGTCCATCCGCCTACACCACCAGCGTCACGCCGGCCTGCGCCAATCCCGGCCCCGGCGGCACGCCCAAAAACGCGCAAAGCCGCCGCCGCCAAGCATCAAACAATCCCTCCCGGTCCGCCACCTCGGCCGCATTATGCGTCCACGCCGCCGCACTCTCGGTATCAAGATTATCCGAAGCCGGCGGGATCGCCGCCTCCAGCGCATACAGCGCACTCAGATACTGCGTCGTCACCGCCACTTCCGACGGCGACAAATTATTCATCCGGTATTCCAGCGTCCCATACGCCTGAAAAAACCGCCACGATTCAAACCCCGCCGCACCCGCGCCATAAGCCGGATACCCGCAGAACCGCCGGATATCGACCTTTTGGGCATCGGTAAAACTGCCGGGAATCGTATCGGACATCTCAGTAGGTATCCCCATCCCCGATCGTGAAATAGACGGTCCCCGTCCCGGCCGCCAGAATCGCGGCCGCATAGGTCACGAACGGCCCCGCCTCCACCAGCATCCGCGCGCCCGCCGGTACCGGCGTGCTCGCCTGCGAGGCGCTCAAACCGGATGCCGCCCCCAATTGAAAAAACGCCGTCGCCGCCGATGAATTATACACCAGCACCGTCGTGCCCCCGCCCTTCAGCGCGACATTCGCGGAACTGGTTGACGCCGCCAAAGCCGCCGTTCCGGCAGGCCGGAACGGCTGGGTTGAACCTGTGGACATGAACCGCTCCCTTAGCCGATATGCTCGATCATCACGGCGCGTTTGTAATTCGCATTCGTCGCCGTCGGCACCGTGGTCGGCGTCGTCGTGGTGTCAGAGGGCGCGCAAAACCCGCCAATCCAATACCAGCTCTGCGCGATGATCTGCTGCAGCCGGTCAATCGGCTCGCGCGTCACCATCGCCACATTGTCGATCACGTTCACCAGGCTATCCTTCGGCGCCACGTCATCCGCCGCCATGCCGGCAAAATCGCCCTCAATCAGCGCGCCCTGCCCGCACACAATCGGTCGCCGCACATACAACCCGGCAATGCTCGGGCTGCTCTGCACGTAAGCCTCGGTCGTCA